ATATCAACCCCAAACTTTCAAATTAGCAATGTTAGTTTTTAGATTTAATTCAATACCATGAATATTGAAGTTTTTACCATCGCCTAATCCTAGCTTAGGATATACTATTTTTGCGATTTTGCCAATATCTATTAACTCAATCGCTTCACTATCATATCTAACTTGCACATCATATTCACGCCTTAAAACTGAATAAATATCAGCAAACACATCTCTCATTGCATTTGCATCACTTAAATTATAAAGCAAAGTTTCAAAAGTAAAAACTTGTGCATTGAGATATTTAGCCTCGTTGCCAGCATCTGTTTTTGCTTCGGTAGTTCGCCATTCAGTACTTAAAAAATCTATTCTATTAGCCGTCACAGCACTTGCAATATTAGCTTTATCTATAACGGTCCAGTTTTTTTGATATTGCACTCTAATTTCTTTATATGGTATGTAATCATTTGATAAAATAGGCGTGATATTCATTAATTCAAATGTTGTGTCATCAGCCACAACTCCTAAATCAAAACGCTTAAATGTCATATCTTCGGTTGCAGGGCTTTGTATTTGTGCCATACGATAAACGCCGAACCTATCAGGCAAAAACCACGCTGCAACACTTTCGCATATTTTATTGCAAACTTCCAAATAACTTTCATTTTGAATATAAATACCTAGTTCATAAGGTGCATCAGTATTCAATGCAGTAACATCTGCGCTTGATATATCACCGCTTGGAACTCCAGCATCTTTAAGAAAATAATCAAGCATTTTACCAGCATATCTATCGCTTGCAGTTGCCTCAATAGTTACATCTATTGTTATCGCTCCGTTTAATGCAACAGAACCACCCATCAATATAAGACTTTCAGCTTTGCAAGTGCTATAATGTCCATTGCCTCCATGAGTGCCAGCAATTAATGCAGCAGCGGTTGCATAATCAGCGTGAAAATTCCACGGACTGCCATTAAAATAAACGCCATCTATGCTATGCGTTGCATCTCTAACGCCATCAGCGTCATAATTCCAAGCAAGAACACGATTTACATTATCAATTAAAATAGGAGTGATGTTTTTAACTTTGCCTTTAGTTCTAGGCTTGCGCTGCCCTTTCAAATCAGCACCACCCTCAAGCCCTCCAGTGCCAGCAAATAATGACGGACTGCATGGATTATCTAATAACGGCTGATGTTTTGCGCTCCACTGCAACGATAATAAATCACTTGAGCCTATTAAATTATCAATAGTTGCGCTTAAAACTGTTTGTTTTGTGCTATAATCAGCCCCTTCCTCAATTAAATATAATTCTGCATTACGCCCATAACCATAATCAAGCCAAGTATCTAATGCACCATCATTATTAACAACTTCAATCACTCCATATTTTATTTCACCAGCACCAAACTCACCACGATTAAATATTGCTCTAAATACCTGCACTCCTGCATCGCTAGCAATCCGCCCTTCATAAAAAGCTGGTGCGCTTGGGTGATTATATCCGTCACCAGTGCTTACATATATTGTTTGCAACGCTGGTGAATTATCAGTATAAACCGCACATTCAAATAAATAAATACGTGCCATTTACCACCAACCAAAAATTCTACCCCATAAAGGTAAGAAAAATAAATTTGTAAAAAATAACAAACCAATACTTCTAGTTATTGTTTTTTCGCCATGAAAACAAACTACAAAACTCAATGTCATAATTATTATTGTGTATATTTTAATAAAATCCATACTAACCCCTCATTGCCACCGCACGCTCTAAATTAGCAATCCTAGCATTTGTTGCGCTAATTGATTGTAACTCATCATTATTTAATTTACCAGTCATAACAACCGCATTAGTAAGTTGTTTCATGTCCGAACGCAATCCCTTAATTTCACCAATTAAATCGCCTCCACCATTATTAATAGCTTGCATCGTGCTAACCCCAACCGAACGCACCGCTGCATTATTCATAACAAATTCGCCTTTGGTTAATCGTGCCAAGTTTGCATCAATACCATCAATGCCACCAACCAAGCCACCACTTGCAAAACCTTGAGAGCGAATAACCGATTGTATAATGTTTTCAAATTGCGAATTTGCAGCACGAAAACTAGCAAATTGGTCTACGTTAGGGTTGGAATTAAATATTCCAGTGAAACCAGTTGCATTAGCCAATGCTTGATTTAATAATGGATTACTTCCAAACCTACTGCCACCCACCGCACCGCTAATAACAGAACCAGCGGTTACGCCTCCACCAAGCCTTGCGATTGCATCTGTTAAGCCACTAAATCCACTTGCTGCAATAGAAGCCACTTGCTGCGTTGCTGCTAATTGCATACTTTGTAATGACGCTTGACGCTCTGCAACGCTTATCGTATCACGGCTTAAATCTTCAGCAATTTTTCTATCAGCTTCAAAGCTAGCATTAAAGCCATTTACTGAACCAGATAATTCAACAAACTTAGGCAACAATTCTGCTAAACTTTCTTGCGCATTAATGTCACCAAGTTTTGATTTATTGCCTAAATCCATTACTTGCGAGCGGATACTTGCCAAGTTATCAGTTGGTTTTAATGGTGAATATTGACCATTGGTTAAATCAAACAGAATATTTTTGAAAGTGCCTTGGATACCCTCATATCGCTTTTGCAAATCCTGTGCGGTTTGCAACCTTTCTTTTTCAATGTCTGCAATATCTCCATTGATTTTCTCAATATTTAACTTATGCAATAATTCAGCAAGTTGAATATCTGATTGTTTCGCTCCAACTGTATTTAAGTCACGTAATTGCGCTGCATATCTATTGCGTTCTTGTTGAAGTTGCGCTTCAATAGGTGATGTGATTTGCAATATTTGGCTAGCAATATCGCTGGTAATTCCACCAAGCAATTCATTCATGCGTTTTTGTTCAGCTTCTCGCACCTTATCAACAGACAAACCCAGCCTATCAGCGGTTTTTGCAGCTTTATCAAATTGCGCCGTCATTTCCTTAACTGCAACTTCTAATTCAGTGAACTTTTGCGGGGTTTTTGTTAAATCATCAAACTTAAGAATGAAATTAATATCATTCAAAACATCTTCTGCTTTTTTGCCTGTCGTTTCAATTTTATTCAGGTTATCAGCAAATTGCTTGCCTTGCTCACTGGTTTTTGCCAGCTGCAAAGCCAATTCTGCCATGGCTTGCGAAACCGAAGCTTCACCACCGTTAGGATTGAAATTAATCGCATTACCACCACCATTGCGCAATGTCAGGTAATCAGTATTGCCAACGCCTAAAAATCCTTTATTAGCATCAATCCCGCCTTGGATAATTTGCCCCGAAACATCAATTCCAGAATTGATTAACGCTTTTGCAACTTCCTGCACCCCTTGCGATAATGCCTTGGCAGTTTCAGGGTCACCCTTGCCATTTGTGCGGATAACCTCATTATTCAAGCCACCTTGAGAATTGGTAGTGCCACCAAAGTTTGAAGCAACTGATTTTGGTCTGTTGCTACCAAATAAACCACCAATAGCATTACCTGCTAAAGAACCAACGAACCCCCCTATAGGTCCACCTATAGCAGTTCCTGCAATTCCACCAATAGTCCCGCCAATATCAGCACCAACGCCACGATTACCAAGTAATAAATTACCTGCAAAATTACCACCAACGCTTGCTAAAGTGCTGCCAATTGTAAAATTACCAGCAACATTTTTTCCTAATCCAAGATAAGAGCCAACATCATTAATTCCACCACCAATAGTGCTTTTTGATGAAAACAATGGACTGCTTAAAGATTTAGATATTCCGCTAAAACTTGTCAAATCAGATACATTAAACCCGCTAGCACTTTTGCCATTAATTGCACCGCCCCGCACGCTACCAGCAATGTTAAACCCATCAGCCCCGAATAATTCAAGTGTGGCAATTTCAGCAGCCATGCGAATAAATATCTTCTTAATCGCATCGGCTGCATCGCCAGCATCTTTTACACTACCATCAAAAACCCCGACAAACGTATCTGAAATTGTATCCTGTATGCTTTCAAGCGCATTTTCAATCGGTCTGCGCATTGCTTCGGCGTATTCCTCGGTAGCCTTTAATCTTTCTTCTTCAGCCTTATTTTGTGCCTCTATTGCATCAGTTGATTTATAGACGCTACGCAAATATTCTTCATTTATTTTATATAATTTAGTGCCAGAAACAAAGCCCTGTTGCTGTAATTTATTCTTTATATCTAATTCACGTGATAATTTCTCGTAAGCCTCTGAACCTTTAGTATTTGCATAAGCAAGCATATCCGCTTGCTCAGCAGCCCGCTCATTTTCAAGTGTATTTTTGATTAATTCTTCACGTTTTTTCTTGGCTTCTTCAGCAGCTTTTTTTGCAGCTTTTTCGGCTTCCTTAGCAGCTTTTATCTGCTCTTTTGTAAGTTTGACTTCCTCTTTTTCAACTTTGATATTTTCTTCAGTTACTGTTTTCCCAGTTTTCTTTATTGCTTGTAAATCTTTATATAAGCCGATTTGACGTAAATATGATTGCTCCAATTCACGTTCGTTTTTCGCAGCATTTTCGGCAGCAGCACCGAATGCAGCACCAGCAATCACACCACCACCACTTGGTAATGTTTTTTGTTGCTCACCAGCAGCAGCTATAGCAGCAGCGGTTAAAGCCCTAGCTTCTTCAAATTTTGCTTTAGATAACAATAAGCTAGTTTCAATTTGCTTTAATTGGTTAGCCTGTAGTTCTTTATAAGCATTTGTATTATCATTAACTTTGACAGTTAATTTATCATGCAAGTCTTTTGCTTCTTTGATTTCCTTATCATAAATAATTTGGAATTCCGCAGCTGTATCAATTTCTTCACCAAGTAACGTATAACCAATCGCAAGCCCTGTAATTGCAATGCCTATAGGTCCACCGAAAAAAGCCATTGAGCGAGAAAGTAAAGTTGTCGCACCAGCAGCAGCGGTTGCGCTTGATGCAATTCCTAAATAAGCAGGTGCAACCAACCTAGCAGAAGCAGCGGTTTTATATAAAGTAATTTGATTTGCGGTAAATGCAACAGTTGTAGCAACAACACTTGATACTAACCTTCCGCCCATCACGCCAGCAATCACTGTGGCAGCACCGCCCAATAACTCAAAATTATCTGCTAGCTTATTTATTCCAGTGGCAAGCAACCCAGTTGCGCCAGAAATAGTATTTTCTTGACCTATAAACTTAATAAAAGCATTATCAAGGCGTGTAAGTGACTGCTCAACTGTGATACTCATTGAATCAGCTTGCTCACTCATTTTATCAGTGGCACGCTTAAAGGCTTCAAAGAAATTATTGACATTCAAATTGCCATCTTTTGCAAATTTCTTGATTGCGCTTGCGGACTTTAATCCTAATTCCTCAGATATGGCTTTCGTTAATGCTGGTGCATTTTCAATAAGTGAATTTATTTCTTGACCTACCGCCTTAAAATCAGCAGCGGCAGCCTGTGATAATTGCAATATAAACGCTTGTGAATTTTGCGCTTGTACTCCTGTAACCAAAAATGCCTTGCCCAGCCTTTCAGTTATATCTAAAACAGGAAATGCAGCTTTTTGCGCACTAGAAAATGAACCTTCCAATCCAGCATATAAAGAAATAACATCACCAAGGCGTTGCTTTGTTTCTTGCGCAATTCTAAAAGTTTCAGTTTGTGCTTTATTATAATCAGCAACAGATTTAGTTACTGATTTAAGCCTGTTATCGTAATTTATAAAACTATCAGAAGCCTTAATTATTTCCCTTGCACCAAGCCCAGCTGCAAGTGTGCTGGTAACATTACGAGAAAAATTAACAAATGATTGATTGGTTTTTTCTAACCGCTTATCAATAGTTGACATGGTAGTGTCAATTTTTTTAGCGTGCTTATTAAATGATTTTTCAACTTGGCTTAAACCAATAAATAAACCGCTATTGTCAACTTCCATTCTGACTGTTAGAGTTTCTAAATCAGTTGCCATTTCCCGCTCCCTGTTGTGCCTTTAATGCTGCATCACTCTTTTTTAAGAAAAGTGATACTTTTTGCGCATTTTTAAAATCATTATCCGCCTCAGTGTCTTTAATTTCAAAACCTGATATAGTGGCACAATAACAATCTTTTTTACCTTCCATAGCAACCAATATATGCGCTATTGGCGCATTAAAAGCCTCAAATCTATTCCAACCTAGCCAACCAGTAGCATATTTGAAAAGTTCATGCGCCCATTGTTCTAATGTTATGCTTTCACTATTGTCTTTTTTTTATTATCATCTGATTGCGGTTTTTTGCCACCAAAAGAAATTAACTCTAAATATGCAGCAAGCTGATTAGCAACGCCAGTTATTCCACCTTCGCTAGATTGGCACATAGCAAATAATTCTTTGTCTGTGAATTGCTCAGATAATCCAAAATGCAGTAATTCTAAAATTGTTGCAAAATCACTTAAAATTAATTTACGCAAATAAACAGTATGTCCATTCATTATGTAAGGCTTGCCAATTTCTTTTTCTTCAACATAACCAGCCCCAGTCACCGCAAGCACGGCTTCTAACGTAACGTGCATGTCAAATTCTTTATCACCTAGCTTAATTTTAATTGTGCTATCAGATAGTTTTGTCATTACGCTGCCTTTTTAGTGAACGTTGCAGAGTTTTTAGCAATAGAAAAACCATGGGTTAAAATGCTATTTGGAGTAAATCCACCTTTCATATTACTCATAACTTGACCACGGAAGTAATGACGAGTTGGATTTGATGGTGAACCAGCGGGGTCGTTATTTAACTCAACATAAAAAGCATAATTTGAAGGGCTTGCTTCAGCTGTAATTAAAGCCGTTTGCCCTGCATCATCTTCATCATAACCAAGTGATAACTCAAGATTTGGCGCACGTCTAATCCCTTTATAAACTTCTGTTCTACCAGTATTAAGATAATCCGCCGTTACCTCAGATGCGCTATCACCAATGTCACCAATGTTTAAGATTTTTCCAATCTGAACATAAGGAGTTAAAGCCTCAAATTCTGCCAACGTATCAACCGTATCAGCAGCAACAGGACCTATGAATATTTTTACTTGGGTGGAAGTTTGAGTAGTAGCCATGTTTTCCCTCTATATTTTCATTTACAATAACATTATTTTTTTTAATATTCAACCATTATATGAATAGTAAGATTACCCATATAAGTTACGCCGTCAGCATCTAAATTATTACTTTTGCGCTTCACTATGCAATCAATCATTGCGCCAAACTCAAGTGATAGTTTTTTTCTATGCAAAGCAGTATCCATTGCAGAAATAATATCCATTACTTGCTTATTGCCTTTTTCCTGTGACCATACTGAAATATAAAAAAAACATTCAGTTTTTCTCTCTGTAAAATAATCATCGCTTATAATTTCAGAACCGCTAATAACAACATAAGGATATGGCGTATTTTGTGGCGTAAAATTATAAACTCCAACGCCAGAACCAATATTGCCATTTAATGCGGTATATATCGCTTTTTGAATAGCCACTCCCGCATCAGCCATTATCAGAACTCCCTTGAATATTTGCAGCTGCATTTAATGCTTTTTTCACTGCAATAGCAACTTGATTTTTTGCATAACTGCTATTTGCATCAAGCGCACGTTGCCTAATGTTTAATGCTGGTTGCGGTGGAATATTTCTATCAGGTGCGCCCTTAGTGCCACTATCTAAAAATCTAAAATAAAACACGCTTGCAATATCTGCCACTTTAGCTTGTGTGGCAACTGTAGCAACCTTACCTTCGCTAGACACACCAAGCACGCCGTATTTTTTTCTATATCTTGCTACAACATCAAATCTATCAGCTTCAGGACCTATCAACGCTGCCATACCGTCAGGGCTCAATTTATAAGAAACTCTATTCTGCAAATTTCCTGTTAATTCAGGAATTAACGAAATCATGTCAATTTTAACTGCTTGCGCTGCATTTTCCATTGCAGGGCGCACATATTGCTCAACCAATGCAGGGGTTTCACGTAGCTTTTTACGCAACGCACTAACACCAGAATAACCACGAGTTTGCTTGCGAGTTACCATTAAGTACCTACTCCTTCCTCGCACATAAGTGTTAAATATTTTTCACGCTCATCTTTATTCATAACTGCCCGAATATTGAAAATCCTAGAACCCCACGAAATACGTTGTTTAGGCGTTATTCCAGTGCGATAACGAATAACTACATCATACATTTGCATATTGCGCACCTGCATAGCTTCCAACGCTTCACGTCCTGTTTTAGGTTTCACTTGCGCCCATACAGTAACATCATTAACCCACGCAGTTGAAAACCCACCCAAACCGTCAGGCGTTAGGTTTTCAGATTGAATAATTATGCGTTCTCGCAATGCGCCAGCGGTCATAAATTATAAACTCTATTAATATCAAG